TTCATAATGGAGCGACAAACCAAAGGAATATTATCTTTCTGGACGCAGAAAAGCCGAATTATTTAGAGTAGTAGTATTAAAAGTTGTGTTTTAATGGAACAATAAGGAGGAATTAGGGGTTGGAAAATTTAAAAGTAAGAGTTGACGTTGATATATTAGCAATTTACGAAGGATTTGTTGCAATAGCAGTTTTTGTAGACAAGAAGTTTTCAACTATATTTCTAGAAAATTGTAATTAAAAGGAGATTGATAATATGAAAGATGTAAACCTACTAGAAACGAACGCTAAAATCACAGGTGACATGATGGGAAATTCACTAAAAGGAGTGTTTCCACGTATAAGAATGAAGATTATTGATGAAATTGTAGAGCTTAACAATAAGATTAAACATAACGAAGTCAAAGGATTTTTGATCATCAAACAAATAAAACAATGGAATTATAAACGTTTAATCAAAAAGCGTGAGAAGTGGCTAGGTATTTATAAATAAATTATAAAATTAAAATATAGTCGTGATTAATAATATTTTAGTAGACATCATCATAAATAAACTATATAATAAAACAAAGGAGTGATGAAATGAAAGCAAAATTTTTTACAAGAAATGCTATTTCATTCGAAGCAGAAAGTCCCGAGGAAGCAATGTTACTTGAAGCATTTTTAAAAATGGAAGGAAAACTCAAGGTATGGGACGAGGACACAGTTTATTTGGCAGAAGAAGCGGGAGCTAAGAAGGTTGTAATAGTGAAAAGTAATATGGAAGATTGATTTAGCTATAACTAAACTATATAATAATATAAAGAGGTGGTGATTAATATTTTAAAAGATTTACTTTGGTTTGTAAAATCAGATGTTGAGTTAAAATTTGAAACATGTTTGTATGATCGAGTTGAAAAAATTGATGGTTTTAAGTTTTACTCAAAAACCCATTCTCAAAGCGTTACCGATACCATTCTACAGTTAATTTAGAGTACACATATCAAATTTTATCTTTAATTCAAAATGCTATTAAAAGAAAGGAAAGGGCTATGTGTATAGAAGTTTCTGGTGGTGCTTGGAGAGAAGATATCTATATATGGAAAGGTAGTTTAAAGAAAGCGGAAAAACTTATATTTGAAATGATTAAACAAATACAAGAACAGTATTAAGGAGAGTGTCGTTGATGGTGAATGAAAAATCATGGAAAGATTTTAGAGAAAGCGGATTGCTTTGGTTTGTTAACACTACGCTACATATGTTTGGATGGGCTTTAGTTTGCGAACTTGAAGAAGGAGAGATTACAAGAGTTTATCCTGCAAGAGTTAAATTTAGAGGATTTACTGAAAAAATTAATTCAGATGGATATAGCAAAGTTTCTAAGTATTTAAAGGAAAATATAGATAAAATAAACGAAGACGCTAATGAATAAACTTTATAAACAGTTAAAACAGAACTTTTATCATGCATTAGAGAGGAGTTGATAACGATTAAAATATATCAGAACAAAGAAAAACCTTGGAAATGGATCGCAATAAGTATGGGAAATTACGAAAAAAATGTATTCTTTCATGTAACCAGAAGACCTAATAATCATTGGTTATGGAGACCTAGGTTTTTCGCTCACATCAACTTGTTTTTTATTTCATTCTGGAGAGATAACTCAAATTTAAAATTTGGTATAGGCTTAGGTAAGAAACAATACAGTTTAATTTTTCATATGTGATGTTTTAAAACTACGCTTTTATAGGAAGCTGAAAAAACAGTGTAACAGAAAGGGAAAATAAAATACTTAAAAAACTATCAGCAAAATTAACAAAGAATTTTAAAGAAGTGCCTTTATTTTATGTAACGTTTGATTTAAATAAATACAAAGAAATAGGTAAAAAAGGCTCATGTGAAGCGAAATTACATCCTAATCTTAAAGACGATGAATTTATTGTTGAACAGATTAGCACTTTGATTGATCATATTCGAGAAAACTATGATATGGAAGATTTAAGTAAGTAATTTACTTGAGATAAAAACTATTTTAACGCATTAGGAAGGGGTGTAGTGTTGCGACTATTTGATATTCACGAACAGATTGATGCGAGTTGGTATGAAAATACTGGGATTATATTTAAGAACATGAAGCGCAGAAAAGATAAGATCATGTACATAAGAAGAGAGTTTGTCATTGCAAAATCTCAAGAAGACGCACTAAAAATTCACAAGAGTAAATATCCGAATGAGTATACAGTAGATGAATCGTTGATGGAATTTGCTACTCCTTACATATCCAGGCATTGCAAAGATTTAAAGCATTCAACAGAGATTAAAATAAAAGAAGTTGAATTAGACAAAACGACAGTACACGAACTCGCTAAGATTATTACATTAGAACAAATGCATACACTTTGGGGTAGTCTTGATCTGATGAAACGAAGTTTATGATGGAAGGGTGATCGTGCTTGGTGAAAATAATTGAAACTAATATTACATATAGCGAAAGCGGAGAACAAAATGATTTTCAATCAAGAGTTATTGAAATGGAGTCTTGGGAAAGTTTTGTAAGTGAAATTAAAGAGGAGAAGTCTATTGACAGAACGCCTGCAATCGGAAACCTTGTTGGAGTAACACTACCAAGAGAAGTAAAGTCTATTAATTTAACGCATGATCATTTTCATATGACACTTACTTTTACTAACCCAGTTGGAAACACAATGCGAAAACTTGCTTATTTAATTAGTGAGTAAGAGGCTTTAAAACAACTACTTTAACAGGAATGAGGTGTAAAATGAGTAAATTACACACGGATGAAACAAAAGAGTCGTTCCAAAAAAGAATATACTCCATGCCGAAAGATTTATTAGACAGAGTGATTAATGATTTAGCTATATACGGAGTTTGCCTTTATGATAATAATGGTAAAATAAAATACGACAATTTCAGAAAGCAATGCTTGAATACTGCTGAATTGTTACTTGAAAATGATGTGCCTAATGAAAAAACTGATATTAGATATCAGTTGTGTGATTTTCTTAGCTTAGTTAAAACAATCACTGGTACTCGCAACTTTATTAGATTTATGAGTAAAAATTAAGTGTTAACAGGTAGTAGGTTTAGTTTGGAATGTTATTCAAGCATACAAAAGAAATATGCAGAATTTATAAGATACTACAGAAGACATCTATTCAAATATATCAAACTTTTCGAGAAAAGCTTTGGCGTTAAACTAAAATTTTATCAGAAAATGATACTGTTTATTCCATCAAATGAACAACGTAGACAAAAACGAATTGATAAAGTAATAAGTAAGTTTCAAAACAAGCAATTTTTAAAAATAAATAAACTATAAAATTAGGAGAGTGTTAATATGATTAATATTGAAAAGTTTCAATCAGAGATTCAAAAGAATATGCAAGCTATGGTAAACGAGCATACGAAGATTGTCAGAGAAAATCGTGAGTTGGAAGATAAAGTTAAGCAATTAGAGAATCAACCATTAGCAATAAATGTTGTAAAAATAGACAAGGAGGCAGTAGTAATTTTTGCAGCAGACGTAAGTGGCAGTATGGATTCTTGGGAAAGGATGGCGGGAAAAGAATATGCAGAAGAATTACTAAGTGTTTTAAGTGAACGGTATAAATCTGTATCTACGAGACATATTCATCATCACACTGAGGCGAAGTTGGTAAATAAAGGTGATTTTTTAGCAAAAAATGAATCTGGGGGCACGATAGTTTCAAGTGCTTACAGGTTGATAAATAAGGAATTAGAAGATTTTGATTATGATAATGAAAATTTAGACGTTTTCGTAGTGCATATTTCAGACGGAGATAATTTAACAAGCGATAACCTAAGAGTAAGTAAGGTTATCGAAAAGGTGTTTAAGAAAGTAACAAAAGTAATTTATGTTGAAGTAAGTCCGTTTACCAAAAATAGCGCACTTTTAAATGGTCGTAACGGATTAAAGAGTATCGAAAATGATAAATTCAGTTATGGAATTATTAAAAATATAGACGAAGTAGGTACCTTGGTGAGAGGATTTGCAACACTACACTTAAATTAAAACCACACTTTTATCGGGAGATTAAAAACTAAACTATATAAAAGAAGAGAGGTAACAAATGAAAAGAATTGAGTACATTGGTCAACATGACTCTTTTAAATTAATGGAAAAATTGTCCGAAAAAAAAGTGCGAGTAGATGCCATTATCACAGATCCACCTTACAATGTTAGTAGACAGTCAAACTTTCATACAATGGGAAGAAAAGGGGTTGATTTTGGAGAGTGGGACAAAAACTTTGACGTTGTAAGTTGGATTGCACCAGCATTAACCTTGCTGAAAAAAGGCGGAAACATTGTTATTTTTAATGATTGGAAAAATATGAGCTACATAAAAGATGAGTTAGAAAAACACGGTTGCTTAATTAAAGAGATGTTAATGTGGAGAAAGACTAATCCAATGCCTAGAAATAGGGATAGATTATATGTAACTAGTTGTGAGTTTGTTATATGGGCAACTAATGGTAAAGATTGGACTTTTAATAGACAACGAGATACATATGAAAATACAATTTTTGAATATCCAGTAGTTAATCACAAGCAAAGAATTCACCCTACACAGAAGCCTTTGGAGTTAATGAAAGATATTGTAAAAATACATACAAATGAAGATGATATAGTATTTGACCCATTCGGTGGGAGCTTTACTACTTCGGCAGCTTGTAAGGAATTAAAAAGGCAGTACATAAGTTGTGATTTAGAAAACGAGTATGTCAAAAAGGGAAAAGAGCGTTTAGCTCAAATTATATAAAAACAAACTCTCAAACACTCTTTAATGCTCTCGTTTTCAAGCTAATTTTCACGATAAAATATCCTATTTATTCGATCGGAGGTGACAAATGCAGGAAATTAAATATTACCTACACTATATATACAAGGAAGGTGGAAAGGAGGAGGAGAAGAAAATATATTCTATATGCGATGAATGTGCTATATCGTGTGCGATGGGAGATGTATTTATAATGAATTTCTACAAATGGAAAGTGGTAAGTGTAAAAGATGGTAAGATAGCAGGTAATTATTAATAACTAAATTTAATAAAGGTGGTGTGTAAATGAAAGATTTATTTAAAATAATTAAGAAAATACAAGCAACATCAAGTCGAAATGAAAAAGAATTAATCTTATCAGCACATAAAAACAATAAAAGATTAAGAAATTTACTTAATAATGTGTTTAATCCTTATCTAATTTTCGGAATTAAAGAAAAAAAACTTAACAAATTTATTAAAACAGCAAAAGGTATTGATCCTGAATTTCAAAAATTAGATGAAGTATTTGAATATTTAAAGATAAATAATACTGGTTCTAATGCAGTTGTTGAAAAAGTTGCGGAGTTTCTAATGACTGAATGGGATGAGGACATTAGAGAATTTATGTTTGAATGTATAACGAAGAAATTAAAAATTGGTGCTACGGCAAAGAGTATTAATAAATCATTTGGAGAGCAATTAATCCCTGAGTTTTCTGTAATGTTAGCTAAGAAGTTTGAAGACCATGAGCACAAAATTAAAGGTGAATTTGGAGTAACTTTGAAACTTGACGGAATTAGATGCCTAGTTGCTAAAGAAAATGGTGTGATTAAGTTTTTTACTAGACAAGGACAGTCTATTGATGAGATGAATGAGCTTATCGAAGATTTTGATAAGCTACCAGATAACATGATATACGATGGTGAATTGTTAGTTGTAAACAAAGACAATTTAAGCAGCGATGATTTGTTTAGAGCTACTCAAAAAGTAGTTAGAACAGATGGAGTAAAATGTAATGTTGAGTTTCATATGTTTGACTTATTACCAATTAGTGAATTTAAGTCAGGTAAGTCTAAAAAGAATTATGCAGATAGAATGTTAGATTTGCATGTGGGATTAGACTCATTCGATGCAAAATTTATTAAAAAAGTACCTATGTTGTACTGGGGGAATAGCAAATCTAAGATTTTTGAAATGCTTGACGAAGTTGTTGCAGATGGAAAAGAAGGATTAATGGTATCTAATGGCATGGGGTATTATGAAAATAAGCGTTCGGATAACTTGTTAAAGGTCAAGAAGATGCATACCTTTGATTTAGAGATAATTGGAGTAGAAGAAGGTATAGGTAAGAATAGAGGTAAACTTGGTGCGTTATTGGTCGATTACAAAGGTTATTCATGCGGTGTCGGAAGCGGATTTACAGATTTACAACGAGAAGATTACTGGGAAAGTCAAGATGAATTGATTGGTAGGGTTGCTGAAATCCAATATTTTGAGGAATCAAGCAATCAAAATGGAGGGTTATCCTTAAGATTTCCAGTGTTCAAATTTTTAAGAAGCTTAGGGAAAGAAGTTAGTTATGACTAAATGACAATCAATCGCAGGACGCAAACACAATGATGGAATTGAGATGGATAAAGTGTTTTATGAATTAGGTGAGAAAAGAACAAAGGGGAGAGTAATTTGAGCAGTACATTAAGAAGTAATTTAAGTAAAGAAGAACGTGAAAAGAAAAAAGATTATTACGTCACACCCGTTAAAAATATTGCTGAATTTTTAAATGAGTTTGTTGAATTTGAGCCAAATTCATTAAATGGAATTATTCTTGATCCATGTGCTGGTGGAGATGCTAATCATACAATGAGTTACTCAGAAGCACTGAGTCGTTTTGACAATAATTTAAAAGTAAAAACAATAGATATCAGAGAAGATTCTTTGGCTAAAACAAAAGCAAACTATATAAACCATAAGTTGTCATACGTACCAAAAATGATTATAACTAACCCTCCATTTAACGCAACGGAACAGATAATTAAAAAAGCTTTAGATGATGTTGAAGATGGCGGCTTTGTTATAATGTTGCAAAGAATTAATTTTTATGGTGGAAAGAATAGAAAGGAATTTTGGGACGAAATCGGACTCCCAAAGTATACGTTTGTACATCATAGACGTATTAGTTTTACGGATGACAACAAGACAGATTCAATTGAATACGGTCACTATGTTTGGCAAAAAGGATGTCGTTCAAATTTTTCAAAATTAATACTTATATAACTAAACTTTAAATAATTATTCATATGACTTTACATAGGATGAAAATTGATATATACTAGTCTTACAGATGAAAAAGGAGAGTGAATTTAATATGGATGGTAAAAAGATGAGATCACCACCTGATTATTGGCAAAATTACAAGAAAATATTACATTATATGTTAATTTAGTAGTACAAATCACCTATAAAATATACATATTTCGGGTTAAAATTTATGATAAAATGGATTTTTTATCGGGTTAGAAGATTATGAGAAGTTTTGAGTAAGAAATATTATATAGCTAAAGTTTACAAAACTTTTACATAGATGAAACTAAAAGAATACGAGGAGAGATGTTAATGGCTAGATTATACAATACGTGTGAATTCATTGGGAATATTAGCATTCCAAAAGACAAGAATAAGTTTCATGAAGTAATTTCTAACGGCAAAGGTTGGGAAGGTCATAAGTTAAACTTTGGAATTAAAGAGTCGAATACTAACAGTGTATATTTAGAAGTTTTTGGTGGATATTCAACTGATAAAGAGAACAAGGTGTACTCATTCAGCAAAGGCGGAAATGGAGAAAAAGGAATTAAGGTAGAAGTTCCTTGGGATGATCGTATGAAGCCAGGGACGATAGATATGATTGCGGACTTCAAGAAGGTTGTTGTTGATCTTACTACTGATTTCAAATTAAAAGAAGAAGTTAATAAGTTAAGATTTGAAATGAGAAAGCTTGAATTTAAAGAAGAAGGAATGACTGAAGCAGACAAAGAAAAATATGCTGAATTAAAATCACAAGCAGAAGAGAAGTCTCCTGACAGAAAGGAATTTATTCATGACTATGATGTAGTAAATTATTTGTCATCAGTTTTAGAAGATTATAAAGCTTATAAATTTAAAATTAATGGCAACATTGAAGTTAACGAGCATAAAGGTAGGTTTTTTAGGAAGTTCAAACCACAAACAATTGAAATTGTTGATAATGAAGAGCGAAATAAACTTTTCTCAATAATGGACATATTCTTCACAAAGGATAGTCTTGATGAAGCAGACTTTAAAAAGGAAAAGAAAATTTATATCAACGGATATATCATAAGTTATGACAGCAAAGCTAAAAAAGACGCATTTTTTCCACAACAATTCTTAATTGATGCACAGAAAATTGACTTTGAGAATGAAAAACATGTAGGGAGACTAAACGTTCTAAAGAAGCAATTTGTTCAAAAAGGAAAAGGTGTATATCATTTACCTTGGGAAGTTAATATTTATAGAGGTGCTGAAAAGGCTGAATTTACATACAAGGATTTAACATCAGAGCAAAAAGAAGCTGTTCATTTTGAATTAAATAAAGTAGAAGATTTCGCTCCAAAAGGTGGGGCTTTCGGTGAGAATATCGAAGAAAACCGTCTGAAGAAACCGTTATTAAAAACGTTTAACAAAGCAAATGACTTTACAACAGGTGCATTAGAGACTGATTATGATGCAGAAGATTTAGAATACATTACCACTGCTGATGAAAGTTATAAAGATGTAGCCAAAAAGGAAGAACCAAAAGAAGAAAAGTCAACAGAAAAAGAAAAGGTTGATGTAGACTTAGAAGATTTATTTGGATAAAAAAATAGAGGGTTAACGCCCTCTATAAATAAACTTAAAAAAGGAGAGATGTCGTTTGGGTAGAAAATATGGAAAAAGAAATGTAATAAAAGTAGATCCAATTGCTTATAACTTAGGATTAATTGGTGAAAGTGGTATCGGTAAAACAACTCTAGCAAAAGAAGTTTGCGAAACTTTAACTGGAGAAGATGGCTATATTATTTTCAATATAGGGAAGGAGGATGGGGTAGCCGCTGTTCCTGACGCAAGCTACGAGAATGTTCCTGACTGGGAAACTTTTGGTGAGATTGTAGAGGATATTATTGAAAATAGGAATACAGATTATAAAGATTTAAAAATGATTGCATACGACACTTTTGATGAATTAGTTCGAATTACTGAGCCAGAAGTAATAAGATTGCATAATAAATTAAATCCAGATAAAAAAGTTAAAACAATCAAGGCAGCTTTTGGCGGATACCAAGCTGGTGAAGATAAGGTTATTGAATTAATGCTTGATAAAATTTGGGAATTAAAAAAAGTTGGAATTACAATGTTTATAATCGGGCATACAAAACGTAAGAGTATGACTGATGTAGCAACAGGAACTGAATACGATATGTTGACTACTAATATGATGGCTAAATATTTTAATGCTATCAAAACAAAACTACATATACTTGGGGTCGCTTCAATTGACCGTACTATTGAAAAAACCAAAGTCAAACAAAAAATTGGCGATGATAAAATTGTTGGAAATATAATCGATGAAAAACGTGTTATTACATTCCGTGACGATAACTTTAATATTGATTCAAAGTCTCGCTTTTCAGAAATTACACCACAGATTCCGCTTGATAAAGATGAATTTATTAGAGCTGTTGAGGGTGCGATAAAGGTGGCGTATGAAAAGCAAAAAGGGAAAACAAAAGATATCGAAGAAACTAAAAAGCAACAAAATAAAGATAAAGATAAAAAGGTAGAAGAAATTATTGCTGATAAAAAGAAGAATAAAATTGACGAAAACAAAAATGCTGAGTTGATTTTATTAATTCAAGACAATTTCACAAAATCATCTGCTGATACAAAGGCAAAAGTCAAAGAAATAATGACTAAATATGAAATTGAATCATTTAAAAAGCCAGATGAAACACCTACTGAGGGATTACAAAAAATTGCAGACTTATTGAAATAATCGAATAGGGGATTAATTTTCCCTATTTATTTTTACACAAAAAGAGGTGAATATATGTCTAGAAAATGTACTTGTCAGATTTGTAAGTCAAAAGGAGATACGGATACGTTTTATAAGATTACTAACGATAAGGGACTTAATAAGTATTATTGCAGCAAAGAAGAGTTTGATAATTTTCAAGCTAAGAAAGAAAAGCGTTACAATTTACTAAAATATATAGCAGAAGAAGTTTTACAATTAGAAGAAGGTCAAATTGTTAGTCCATCTATGGTCAAGAAGATATCTAAACTTAATGAATTTTATGATTTTGAAGTAATTCATGAAAGTTTTATGGTTAATTTAGATACTATTCATTATTGGATTAAAAACAAAAACTTTAGCAATGAGTATGGAATGGTAAGTTACATAATGAAAATTATCGAAGGTAGTATAAATGACATATATAACAAGTGGAAACATAAGAAAAAGACGTTAATCAAACAAGAAAATCATTCAGTTGACCTTGGAGTTCTGAATGGTATAGGTAGTAGTAATTCAATGTCAAAAAAGACAGTAGAAGTATACTTGAATTTTTAGACAAGGAGGACGTTTAATGCAGTCATTGAAAGATTATCCTGAAAAATTAGTGTCTGATAGAGAAAATATTGAAGCCTCGTTTATTTTTTGCCTATGGCGTAATCCAGAATTATTTTATGATTATGAAAAAGAAGTCAAAGCTGACCGTGATTTGATGTCGCCTGACGGGATTTTCTACTATTCCCTTGCGTATGAAATGCACAAATTAGGATTTAAAAGTTTTGACGATGCTAGTATTTTTAGCTACTTAGAAGGTAAACAAACTTTAAAAGATGGATTTGTTAGACGTGGTGGTTATAAGTCAGTAGATGATATTAAGAAAATACTGAACGAAGATAACGTTGAGACTTATTATGACGAATTAGTCAAAAGTAATATGCTTTTACAACTTCATGACAAAGGATTTAATGTTGAAAATGAATTAAACAAATTTAAAAAAATGACAAGCGTACAATTATACGATTACTTTGAATATCAGCTTGATAATATTTTTCTTGGCAGAGGTGCAGGAGTAAAAATTGGTGAATTAGATTTTGAAGATGGATTTATTGAAGCATGTGACAAAGGTGAGGAAATGGGTTTGAGTTATGCGAGTGCTTGCCCATTATTAAACTACCATACTTTAGGATTACATAAATCAAATGTACAGATATTTGCTGGATTCTCAGGAACAGGAAAGAGTAGTTTCTGTATTCATTCGTATATATTATCAATATTAGATCAAGATGAAAAAGTTATAATCATAGCAAATGAAATGAACAAAAGAGCTTGGCAACATATCTTAATGGCTACAATACTAAGCCAAAAAATAGGCTATTACGGTTTGCCTAGAAAGAAACAGAAGCTAGGTAATTTAAAAGATGAGCAAAAAGAGAAGATGGAAGAAGCGAGAAAGTATTACAATGATAATTATAAAGGTAAATTAAAATTTGTAAAAATATATGATTATAGTATTGGAGATGTTAAAAAGGTAATTAGAAAAATGTCAAAACAAGGCTTTGGATACTTCGTTTACGATACTTTTAAGGCTCAAGATTCATCGTCAGCAACTATGACAGGAGAGCTAATTGAGGCGTCTAAACAACTATTGCAAGTAGCAGAAAAAGAAGATGTAGGAATAATTATCACTATGCAGTTAGCTATTTACATGGAAAACACAAGATATTTAACGGCAGCTTGCTTATCTGGTGCTAAAGGGGTAAAAGAAGTTGTATCCGAATTGGTTCTTACAAGACAAATTTGGGACGATGAATACGCAGATGGCAAATACGATATTAAACCCTACAAGTATAAACGAGATAGTAGTGGTAAATATACAAAAATAAAAGAAGAAATCTTACTAAAGACTGATAAAAAATATATGATAATGTTCTTAGATAAAACAAGAAATGATGAAGGTGATACAACTTTAGTTTATCAGTTTGATGGTGCATGGAATAAGTGGACAGAGTTGGGATATTGTACACCTAAACATCAAAGGTAGGTGAATCGTCATAGATGTTTATGGTCTTAAAAATCATATAATAAATAATCCTGAAAAAATAGAAATAATACTTGAGAAGTCTGATTTTTATAAAATAGAATATAATTCTAGGAAATCAGAATATAGGTGTGCAAGAGAAGAAGGTAGCAACCCTACATCTGTGAAAGTAAATAAAAATACACTAGGGTCGTCGTGTTTTTCTACTAATTTGCATGGTGACTTAATCACACTTATTCAAGCNAAATTGGGTTTATCATTTCCGAGCACAATAAGCAAGATTGCAGATATGATTGGCTTTAAAAGTAGTGAAAAAACTGAAACTTTTACACCACCTTTTGGTGGATTTTATAGAAAAATTTTAAAACTAAGAAGTGATGAGGATGTTGATTTACAAACTTATTCAGATGATATTTTACTAGACTACGAAAGCATTCCTAATATGCTGTTTTATAAAGACGGAATTTCAACAGATGTACAGTTGCAGTCTGAAATTGGCTATGATTGTATGAGTGGAAGGATAAGTGTGCCTTGGAGAACGTTTGACGGAAACGTTCTTGGGATCATGGGTAGGTTGAACAAGT